ATAGTATACTGTAGGCACAGCCTACAAGGGTAGGCAATAGTTAACCCACCGCGCGGGGTTACAGCGTGGGGCGTGGGGATAGTCTTAACCACGCTATAGGCTAGGGGCTGAACATTGACAACGCTATAACGATTATATACCAGATACCCGCTCATTAATGGCGTTGCGGATAGGGGTTTACTATGAAATATTCCGTTAAAGTTGTTCGCAACTATTACAACACTAAAGCAATTCTCGAGCAAAAACAAACGGAGGAATGTTTCTTTTCTGATTCATTAGACTGTGCTTTACTTGCCTATAATTCAAATATTATAGGCGAGCGCATAACTGGCGAGATGCATTCGGTTAACGGTAGTTCTAATATATATGTTTCGCTTACTGCACACATTGACGGAGAAGCCATTGTATTAGAATCGACATTCATTCATAACGGCGAGGTGCAATAATGGAGCGTTTTACTATTTGCGGCTTGCGTGCTTTCGTCGATTACGTTAACGACATTGTGCCAAAGATTGAGGGAATTTAATCATTAATGAGCATTAAGCAACGCCATTAATGAGCGGGTAAAACAAACTGGAATGAAAGAGGTAACAAAAATGAAAAAGTCAGAACTTTTCACACAAGAGATGCTTGAAACGTTTACGTGTCATCCCGATAGATTGGCTTGCAATGGCTAAAGGAATAATTCTAGCCGTGGCGTTTATCGCCACGGCGGCGTGTTGGATACGCTGTTTACTCGTTCAACGTGAGTTGCAAATATACAGTATTTTGCGCGAATCCAAAAAAGCGCAAGAAAAAGCAGAAAGTGACTATAAAAGTGTACATCGCAGTTAACGCGCTATGGGGTATCGCCGCTGTTTGGGCGTTCACCCTGATAATAGCTTATGTGTTAGGCGCGGAATCAAACAGATAAAAGTTGGGCGGGGTTAACAACCCTGCTTAACTTTTATTAAAAAATTACCTGAAGTTAACATTCGCCTGTCCACTATAGGACGATGACCGCCAATTCAGAAAGGAACGATGACCGATGTTTGTTGTTGAAGTTTTGATGTCTGCATTCAATGCTAAAGGTGGAGTAATTGAGCAAACCCGTAACACAAAGTATTTCGATAATATTGATGAAGCGATGGGTTCATATAATTACCATTATTCCTTGGTAAGCGATTTAGCGCGAACTAATTATGACTGGGATGTTTTCGTTATCTCGATTTTCGGTGGTAGTGAGTTGCTGAAAATGCAGACTATTCGATGCGAAAAGGATAAATAGCTATGCAGTACCATTTCAAGCTCTACGAAGATGGCGATTGCATCGATGAATTCGATGAAGAACTGTACGACGAGGAGGACATGAAGAACTTCGCGCATTACGTGCTTATTCAGAATGACCAGAACGCCAAGATTTTCATTTGGGATGAATACGGCAGGCGCTATGGTTATCAAATCGACCACGGTAAGCTCAAGTGGGCGGGGAGGATTGGAAAATGACTGAAGAGGAATTCCGCAATCAACTGGTGAGAATAAATCGTGACTTCTATGGTTTGTTTAAGAGGTACACTAACGAGATGGATGCCATAGAATTTCAGGAATATATGGTAGCGTTGTATGAGAATAAGGACGTTGATACTTCTAGGATGATAATGCTCATGGAGGAGTTGAGAATTGAAGTTTACACCCATAAATCAGTTGACGGAAAGCATGGTTACTATTTCGTTGATGCAGGTATCGTCGCAGATGTTTTTGCAGACGAGGATTTTCGGAATATCGTCAATGAAAAATCATCTTGTGCCATGATGCATAGTGATGGAATTTACTTCAAAAATGGAAGAAAGCTATCTCTATTTGAATTCCGAATGTATGGTCGTTATCTATTCCAGAAATATTTAGGCGATGATTATGCTGAAGAATTTTCGGACTATATGGCGGCGCTTTTGTTCTGCGATGATGTTGAAACAACAGTATTGTATGACATGCTTTGTGACTTGAGGTCGAAAATAGCTTTAACTGGAAAGGGAAAAATTGGAAAATTGGACTATGACTTTATTTGTGAAATGATGGAGTGTGAAGAAATGATGAAAATCAATGAAGAAAACTCAATCATTATGGACAATGACGACGAATAGTCGTATTGTATAAGCACTGGGTAACCTACGAGAAAGGAATTTGAAATGGCTGACAAGATTACCCGCACCGTAAACACTTACCAGGTATCTCTTATCGAGATGGTCAAGACTGAAGAGGGCTACCTCTGCCAGGTCACTGGACTTGGCGTTCACAAAGGCACGTCTTGTACGAAGAAGGACATGCGAACAGCTCTCAAGGCGGCTGGCGTTCATGTCAAGCCTGGCGCGACCATGGAAGCCGAAATCATTGGCAAGACTATGTACTCGATGCCCTGGGAGCAGTTTGAATCGCTGGCTGCAGCGGAAGAGGTTGTCGCAGAATCCACCGAAATCAAGGAGTAGGCAATGAGCAATATCAACGAGGTTATTGTAGCAGGAAACGTCACTCGTGACCCTGAATTCCGTGAAACCGATGGCGGCGTGTCCATCATGAATTTCGGTATCGCCGTCAACGATTACGCGAAGAATGAGGATTACACCAACTTCTTCGATGTGTCGATGTTCGGTCTTCAGGCGGATGCCCTGGCTGATATCATCAAGAAGGGTATGAAGCTCACCATCCATGGCAAGCTTCGCTATTCTTCTTGGGAGAATAAAGACGGCGAGCGTCGCTCAAAGGTCGAAATCATCGGCAAGGAGGTCGAGCTTCCTCCGCGCGGCGATAGCGGTGATTCCCGTGGCAAGCGAAACTATCGCCGATAGGTTGGATATCGTCGACCTGCTTGATTACGTCTCAAGGTATCAGGTGGTTGAGGTGGTCAACGACGAAGAAGTGTTCTCGGGGCGTCTCATGATGACGCCCCTTCATATGGCACTGATGCCAATTCAAGCATTGGGAATAAGAGACAATATGTTGGTAATCAGTCTCTAAGGAGGGATTATGGCGCGTTCACCAGTATATACTTCGTTGAGGGATTCGCCGTATGAATACATGTTCGGCAATGTGCGTTTCAAGTTCTCTTCCGCCTTGCATCGAGACAAATTCTCGAAAGGGTTGGCGCAGCGAATAGCATGGCTAAACGATTCGATGTCAAGACGTTTCAAGTGCCTGGTCGATTTCCGCCTTATGGCAGCTATCCAATGGTATGAGATGTGCGAGACGAGAGGATACTGCGTCGAGGTTCTTCGCGATGACGGGACTTGGGAGCGCCACAATATGCCGACAGTCGAGCTGAAGGCGGTTCTCGATGGGTGCTAAGTTCAGGGTTGGACGTTCCGAATCGCAAACCCTGAAGAACCTGGTTCGTTCATATAATCGCGAGGTTGTCAAGATGGAAGCCAAGCTTCCTATGCAGGTTCATCTTCCGCCATCGGTGGACTATGATGACATAAAATCCCGTATCCATAACAAACGTGATTACATTCGAGAGGTCAACAGGCTTAAGCGCATCAAATCCCCAAAGGCTGGCGAGGTGCATGAGCTTCCAAGCGGAACTTTGATAACCAAATACGAGTTCAATGAAACTTCAATCATGAAAAGGGCATACAACCAATCTCGCGTAGCCATGCTGAAGAAGCTTGGCATCGAGGTCGAGAAGGTCAAGGTGCCCGCGACGGCGCATCGCAAGGGCTTCGAGTATTGGAGGGGCAAAACGCCGAAGGACAGGATGGCATTGGAGGGAATGTCGAACGCCCTGCCAATCGGCGCGAAGATAGATTGGGTGCCATCTGGCGATGTTCCAGGCAAGAAAGGCCGTCCGATGACCGTGATGAATCGCGTTAACAAATATAGGATGGACGCGAGTGTTACCGCCAACAGATATTTCGATTCATACGTCAAGGCATTGCATACCGTGTTCGACCCTATGGGAATGGGAAGCGATTTGGTTAAAGAAATCGAGACGTTGATAGCCGATATGCGAAAGGCCGGGATACCGCTGGAGGAGGTCTACAAGGACACTGCTGCGGCGGATATCGATGCGACGCTTTATTTCGTTTACGACCCCACGGATGATGATATCAGGACAAGGCGAATCAGGGAATATTGGAAGAATGTCCGAGAAAAGTACAAGACCCAATTAGGAGGTTAGCCATGTGTCTAGGTGGTGCGCTGACTTTGAGACTATAGAGGAGCGGGACGAGGAGAAGGTTCGCGTTTGGTCTTGGTGCGCGTCTGAAATCGGGAATACCGATAATATCTATAGAGGGTTGGATATCGAATCCTTCATGCAATGGCTGAAGCATCGTCAAGGGGAGACGGTATATTTCCACAACCTCCAATACGACGGAGGATACATCGTGGATTGGTTGCTTAAAAATGGATGGGAATGGCGGCAAGACAACCAGGATTTCGTTCCAGGCGTTTTTACTTCGCTGATTTCGGATATGAACGTATGGTATTGCCTGAAGCTCTATTGGGGAGGGAAGCCCGTCGAAATCTTGGACAGCCTGAAGGTCATTCCCCTGAAGATAGCGGCCATTCCGAAAGCGTTCGGATTGCCGATTGCCAAGGGGGAAATCGATTACAATAGGTATCGCGAGGTCGGATACGAGCCGACCCCCGAGGAATGGGACTATATCGACCATGACGTGAGAATCGATGCGATGGCGATGGAAGTTATGTTGGAGCAGGGCTTGACGAAGATGACGGCTGGTTCAAACGCTCTCCACACCTATATCGATATGATGGGCGGAAAGAAGCGTTTTCGCAAGGTGTTTCCAATAATCGATTGCGATGCGGAGCTTCGCCAGGCGTACCGAGGTGGATTCACCTATGCGTCCGACAAATATAAAGGTCGCTGCATAGGCCATGGAATAGGGTTCGACGTCAATTCGCTGTATCCGTCCGTGATGGCGGCTACCGATGGGCAATTGCTGCCGTTCGGAGAGCCGATTCATTACGACGGCGAATATGAGACTGACGAGCTTTATCCGCTGTTCATACAGAGGATTAGGGTTTCGTTCAGGGCCAAGACAGACCACATTCCGACAATTCAAATCCACAAATCGCCGTTACACAATCCACGAGAGTATGCCAAGGATTCCAAAGGCATCGTGGAATTGACGCTGACGAGTGTAGATTTGGAGCTGATGTTCCAGCAATACGAAATCGATTTCTACGAGCCGTTGGACGGATGGAAGTTCAGGGCTTCCAGGACGCTGTTCAAGAAGTACGTTGAGTATTGGAACGAAGTCAAGATGAAGTCGAGGGCCGAAGGCAACGAGGGCATGGCAACCATAGCCAAGCTGATGTTGAATTCACTTTACGGCAAGTTCGCCACCAAAACCGCGTCAGCTTCCAAGCAGCCCGTCCTAGACGAGACGGGAAAGGTCAAATACGCGCTTCTCCCAGAGGAGACGAAGGAGAGCGTGTACCTGCCGGTAGGATGCTTCATCACTGCATGGGCGCGATACAAGACCATCAACGCTTGCCAGGCGAACTACGACCGTTTCGCGTATTGCGACACGGATTCGTGCAAGCTGGTCGGATTCTCCAAGCCAGTGGGCATGGAGATAGACCCGCTGAAGCTCGGGGCATGGAAGTTCGAGAGCGTCTACGAGGAACAGAAATACCTCGGGGCGAAGTGCTACATGTGCCAGGAGCTTGATTGGTCGGTGGACGACAGGAAGCCGTCAATCCATGTGGCGGGAATGCCCGATTCATGCCATGAATACGTCACGTTCGACAACTTCAAGGTAGGAAGCAGCTACCCGGGAAAGCTGAAGCGCAAGACAGTAAACGGAGGCGTTCTGCTTGTCGAGGGAGAGCACACAATCAAGGAAAGGATGTTCTGATGGCATACAAAGACACCAAATTCGAGGACGTTACCCAGGAAATCTGGGAGAGCGTCGCAGGAATAGCCGACGAGAAGGAGACGATTGAAGCAACGTCAGCCGAATCGCTGGCAGACATGGAGAAGCAGCGCGACGAGGCAATTCAACGCGCAGTCGATGCCGAAGCTTCGCTCAAGGAGCAGAAGCAGAAGTACGTCGATGCTTTCTTCGAGAGCAATAATCAGTCCGAACAAAAAGAACCAGTGGACAAAAAGCCCAAAGTGTCTTATCCTACCACGATGAAGGATATCGACGCGCTGTTCGAGAAAGGAAACTAACATGGCAGGACAGGCAACAGTTAAGAAAGTCATGAAAACCCTTGGCACCGAGGGCACGAAGGGCATCGTAAACCAGGCGGTAAATGCTAATCCAGAACTGGCGCATGCTCTAGTTGACAATGACGTTGCGGCATACGCCGATGGAGAGGGTTCCAACGAAGTTCTCATTTATGATGACAACGATTCAATCATCAAAATCGGCCAAATCATCACGAACTATCAGCCGTACATGAACACGTTCGTTCCAGCACTGGTCAACCAAATCGGCATGGTCGCGATTGAGCGTATGATGTGGATGAACAAATGGTCGAAGTTCTACCAAGGCCAGTACGAGGGAGCAGGTTCGACGGTTCAGGAAATCTTCGTGGATATCTGCGACCCGCACTCTTACAATCCTTCCACGGCGGAAGAGGAGCTGTTCAAGCGCGAGCTTCCCAACCTTATGAGCGCATACCATATGCTCGATTTCCAGAAGTTCTACAAGGTTACCGTTGAACGTCGTTCCGTACGCCAAGCTTTCTATGCCTGGTCCAAGGTCAACGAGCTCATTGCGAACATCCTGGCGCAGATGTGGGTAGCCTTGGAGTACGATGTTTACCAGACCTGGAAGTACATGACTGCGAAATACATCGTTGGCGGCCATATGGCGCAGGTATCGATTCCCGCGCAGGATGGTTCCAAGGAAGCCGCCGACGGTGCGCTCAAGACGGTTAAGGAATACTCCACGTATCTAGACAATCCGTCCCGCAAGTTCAATGCAGCTGGCGTGATGAACGTCGTGGATAAATCCGAGCAGCAGGTTATCATCAACGCCAAGGCCAACGCCGATATTTCCGTCGAGACCTGGGCGCAGGCGTTCAACCTCCCCTATGCGCAGTTCGTGGGCAACGTGACCGAAATCGATTCTTTCTCGAACCTTGACGAGCAGCGTCTAGCGCTGATTTTCGAGAACGATGGCGACTTCAAACAGCTTACTCCAGAAGAGAAGAAGATTATCGACGCAACGCCTATCATCGTTTTCGGGCCGAAGTTCTTCCAGATTTACACATATGACCGTTGGACTGATAACGTTTACAACGCGCAGGGCGCATATACCAACGAGCTGCTTCACAACTGGATGATTTTCTCCATCAGCCCGTTCGAGCAGGCAATCGCGTTCACGTCGGTTGCATCGACGGTCACTGACGTTGCGGTCTCCCCAACCTCGGCAAAAGTCTCGGCTGGGCAGGATATTACGCTCACTGCCACCGTTACTGGCTCGGGAATTTACTCACGCAACGTTCAATGGACTATGGAGGGCGCAACCAAGAGCGGCACCGTTCTAACGGGCAACCGTCTCCATGTAGCGTCCGACGAGCCGTCCGCAACGCCAATCAAGGTTACCGCGACTTCACTCCAGGATTCGTCCAAGAAATCGACCGCAACCATTACCGTTTCTTAATGGCGCAATTCCGAAAGCCCGTCCTGAATTGGGCGGGCTTTTCTTGTAGAAGGAGGGTTTGATGGCGAACACCGAAGTACGCATAGGCTGGGTACCCTGGTGCGGTGACGTTAACCATCGCCGCTATTTCGGCAGCGCTTCGGAGCAGCAATCGTGGATGGCTTCTCATCTAACGGCGTTTTCTGCCGATGACTTCACATACCAGCGCGAGAACATGACGATGGACGTTCCGCTGAATTTCGAGCAGCTTACGGGCTGCAACTACGTCGCATACCAGAATGCCGACTATGGAAGCAAATGGTATTATGCTTTCATCACGTCTATGCAATACAAGGCAAAAGAAACTACCACGCTGTCTTTGCAGACCGATTACTTGGAGACGTGGCTGTTCGATTTCGCATGGGAAGCCGCATTCGTCGAGCGAGAAATAGTCACGTCTGACGGCATCGGCGAGCACACAATGAGCGAGGGATTGGATGTCGGCAACTACATTCAGGCAAATCGCGACCAGAATCCACCCGAGGGAATTTCTCTTTCAAATATGTACGCAGTGGTAATGACGACTGCTTATCCTAAACTAATTTCTGGTGAAGGTGGATGGGAATACACGATTCAGAAAGCGGTTGGAGGAGACAGATATAATGGCGTGTATTCTGGCGCGTCGCTCATTGCTTTCTCGAATACGGCTGATTTTCAGTGGTTTACAGAGCAAATGACTGAGAATGGCGGGGCTGATGCAATCGTCGGCGCGTTCATGGTGCCCAAAGGAATGATTGATAAAGGGTACGGCACATCGCCTTGCGATAACGGCCATGGCGTTTGGATAAACAGCGGTGAGATGGCATACGCGGCGGAGAAGAAATACTCCGTCAATTGCTCTGACATCGATGGGTACGTTCCGAAGAACAACAAGCTGTTCACGTATCCATACAACGTTGTGTGTTTGAGCGATACGAACAGCGAGCTGGAATTGATGCCAGAGCGCTTTCAATCCGTTAACGGGTCGAGAGGGAGCAAGGAGGTTTCGTTCGGGTGGTACATGGTGTGCGAGCAGAACTCGGGCATGATGGCATCCCCGAACAAATACAATGGCGTTTCGCCCAACTACGAATACGCCATCGTGACGAGCGGATGGCCGCAGGTGAATTGGAACGTCGACGCTTTCTCGCAGTACATGACATCGAGCTTCATCGGGTCGCTGGCCAATACCGCCGGAACAATCGCGATGATGATTCCGCAGATGCGAATCGCCGGCATGGCTGGGCAAATCAGCAAGGCAGTCAGCGCAGGCACGGTGGCTTCGGCGGCTACGCAGATGACAGGAGGGTTGACGGAAGCCGCATTCAAGCCGAATCAGCTCAAAGGCGGTTCCACGAGCAACCTCAAGCAGGGAATGCGCATCGGGCTTCCCTACGTTTACCAAAAGCAATGCAAGGCCGATATCGCCAAGGCCATCGATGACCGCTTCAGCGTCTACGGCTACTGCATCGAGCAGGTCAAGGTTCCCGCGCGAACTGGAAGACCGTGTTGGAACTACGTGCAGACCCGCCACGCCGACTTCAACGGCAAGGTGCCGGAGTACGCCATGGATGCCATCAACCGAATGCACGACGAGGGAATATGGTATTGGCATGTTGACGATGTCGGCAATTTCGGATTGGACAACTCTCTCTAAGGAGGAATTATGGGAGCAATCCCCAATGGGAACATAGGAGTTGGAAGCTGGTTCTTCAGCACCGGGTACGCGCCGCTTTGCGCGAACATGGCTTCGCATTGGCGAACGATGGAGCGCAAGAAGTCGCAGGAAGGCGACCCGTTCGCATACGAGGAAATCGACCCGGCGGCCATGTTCTCCATCACGAAGAACTACTTCATGCAGAAAATGCTGATGCAGCTTGTGACGCGGTACGAGTGGAAGAACCTTCCAGATGGAATAGACCCGCTATACCTCGAATACCTTCTCGCGACGAGCGGCAGCGCGGTTCTCTTCAAGGACGATGCGCTGAAGGATGACGTGCAGGCGCGAGCGCCAGAAGGGTTCGCCGTCATGCCCGTCAATTCAAAGAACGACAAGATGGACATTTACTTCATGCCGACCGAGCCGATGGCCTACAATCCCGTAGAGGGCAAGAATTACGCGCTAGACGATACGAATTCGGTAGTGATTCTCGACAACAGGCTTAGGATTCCGCTTCTGTCTTATGTAGAGATGTTCGCAGAGCGAATGACCATGTATCAGATGACAATCGATACCAATGTCAAGCAGCAGCAGGTAGCGAAGGTGTTCAAGTTCCCCGAGAAGCAGAAAATGAGCGGATTCAAGCTCATTCGGCAGATGTTCAGCGGGCGAATCTGGACTGCCGCGGCAGATTCTACGGACATCGGTTTCATGGACACGGTTGATTTCACTACGCCATATATAGCCAATGAAGTCATGCTGACCCAGAACAAGTATTGGAACGAATGGCTTACCTTCATCGGCATCGAGAACACGAACGACGATAAGAAGGAACGCCAAATCACGAGCGAAATCATGTCGAATCTCGGAGAAACGATGATTCAGCGCGAAATCTGCCTGGCATCGCGCAAGATGGCAGTCGAAAGCGCGAACGCCAAATGGGGTTTGGACATCGAGGTTGAATTCAGGGAGGTGGACTATGGAGTTTCAGCAGATGCTGGCGCAGATGAAGGCCAACAGCCGATTGAGAATGCGTCGCAAGACGTGGAGGAATGACGCTATCGGCATCGAGGATGGCGTGCTCACTTTCTATAAGAAGGGAGAGCCGCTTATGCCCTACATGCCGACGAACGAGGAGCTTATGGAAGCCGACGATTGGAAGGTGGCGGAATGACCAAAGACGAAGCTATTGCTGCCATCGAAGCTGGAAAGAAGGTAACCCATACGCTTTGGGACGAGGATTCGGCAACCGATTTGAAGCCGAGGGTTTATATCAGCGAAATCGATTGCAAGCTGGTCATTGATTACGGAGGGGATTTCATCGAGGAATTCTCTTACGACAACATGACATCGACCGTCGGATGGGAGCTGGTATAGATGGCTCAAGACACTATTCAGTTAAGGACTTTCGTTACCCAGTGGGTCAAGGATGCCGGGCATTATAACCCAGCCATGCCTGAATGGAAGCAGGATTTCTCACCCGCATACGCGCGGTTGGGATTGGACGAGTATCCGATTTACGACGAATCCAAAAGGAGACAGCTGAACGACAAGTTTATCCGCCATTATTGGATGCGCGAAATCGGATGCGAGACTGTCGGTCACTTCTGCCTTTGGTGTTCAAACACGTTCAACGAGATTATGCCGTACTACAACAAGATGTATGAGACAGAGCTTTTGAACGTGGAGCGCCTTCTAGGCATCAAGCGTCACAAGGTTGTAGACATGCTTCGCGATTTCGACGAAAGCTCAAGCGGAAACGGAAGCGCGGACACGTCTACGTCATCCACTGGGAAGTCTACCAACAAATTCTCGGACACTCCGCAGGATGAATTGTTCGTGTCGAAGGTCGATGCCGGCGATTACCTCACAAATCTCACCATCGAGGACACGGCGGACGATACGACGGTGGGCACCAAATCGAAAAGCGATGGAACCATAAAGCGGGACGAGACGAACAAGGACACGACGGACGAGTTCGTGACAGACCCGCGCTATTACCAAGCGTTCCTCGATTTGAGCGAGAAGGTTCTCAATCTCGACATGCAGGTAATCGACAACGTGCAAGTGCAAGGACTTTTCATGCAGGTTTGGAGCTAGACATGGAAGATTTGGGAAATCCTAATTTCTTCAAGATTTTCCAGGGCAAGGGAGAGGTCGCGTTGAATCCTGGCGCGACCTCCGCCAATACTGGAATAATGTTGACCATGACGAACGAGCTGCAATTCCTCGGAAACTACGAAGTTGGAGTCGATGGCGTTTTGGGAGTTCTGCCAGAAGGGTACAGGCCTGGTGCGGAGATGATAGTTCCCGTGGCAGCTGTTGAAGGGTCGGTATCTAGACTGACTGTGCTGCATATAATGGATGACGGAACTTTGGTCAGCGACCCTAATTCATCGATTAAAACCCACGGCATCGTGGTAAACTTATCGGGAAATTGGTATTAGAGAAAGGAGAGGCCATGGCAGACGAACCTTGCGCCAAGTCAATCGATTGGCTATACAACTGGTGCGCTGGGCTTATTCCGTCCGTGTATGACGAATCATTGTCATATTACGAGCAGATTGCCAAGGTGTTGAGCGTCCTGGAAGAGGTAATCAAGCATCTGGGCGAGACCGACGCAAACGCCGAAGAGCTGAAACGGCTCTATTATACGCTGAAAGAGATGTTCGATAAATTCGTCGATGGCGGTTTCGAGGAATACTACGAAGCGTTGCTCAGGGCTTGGATTGACGAGAACGCGCCGTCAATCGTAAAAGACATGCTGTTGACAGGGGTATTCTTCGGGTTGACTTCAGACGGATATTTCTGCGCCTACAAACCTTCCACGTGGGAGGATGTGCAATTCGACACTGGCGCGATTTACGGCACGGAGGAATATGGGCGATTGATTCTTCGATGCGAGGTCAACGGACAGGGAGTTATCAACAATACGGGCTATGACGCTTCCGTAATGTCCGACACGATTGATTCCAGGTTCAAGGCAATCGCTGGAAACGACCTTGAGTATGATGACAAGTCGGCAACATTGAACGTCAAGACTTTAAAGGGAAGAGGGGAGGTCGCGTTGCACGACGGTGTGACCTCCACCAACCCCGGCGTTTTGTTGTCGTTGACGAACGAGCTTCAATTCCTCGGCGATTACGAGGTGGGCGTTGACGGTGTTATCGGCGTGCTGCCAGAAGGGTATCGCCCGAAATCAATAACACCTTTCACAGTAGGCACGACGTTAGGTGAAACGACAGATTTAACTGGTGTTGTTATCCATTCTGATGGAACTTTGACGGTCGGCAAGGGAGGCGTGACTGTCCATACGACTGGATTAGTGGTAAACTTGCCAGGAGATTGGTACTAAAGAAAGGGTAAACCATGGCAATCGACAACAATACAATGGATGTAATCAAGGCGGTTGTTGCGCAGGAATTGCAGAAAGCGACTTCCTTGAAAGATGCGGCGCAGGGAATCGCCAAAGGCGTTACGCAGTACGTCGGAGCGCGATACGTTCCGCTGTTCGCAAACCCAGCGCAATGGTCGGGCGAGCGTGAATACGAGCCGCTGACTATCGTTCTGTACCAGGGCAATTCGTTCACATCTATGCAATACGTACCTATCGGAATCGATATCAACAATGAGGAATTCTGGGCGCAGACTGGCAACTACAACGCGCAGGTCGAGCAATACCGCCAAGAGGTCAGGGAATGCACCAAGAAAATCGCTGCGCTCGAAAATACCCAAACGCAGCAAGGCGCGACAATCGAGACCCTGAAAGCGACGACCGAGAATCTTGGCAATTCTGTTAATGCGCTGAATGCTAAGGTAGAAACACAAGGCGAGACGATTAACGTGCTCGATGGTCGAGTAGACGCATTGGATACTGCCGTTGATGGAATCAAGGCATCGGACAAGCGAAACTTGATTGCTGACAGGATTTCCAACGCCGATGGAAAGTTCAGAGCGCATATTGCATCTGATGAAGAGTGGCAAGGTGGTTGCCCAGTAGGCGATAAATACTACGCTGTTTTTCTCAAGAGCCCGACCAAATCCCGCGTGGACCTGTTCAACGTCGAAACTGGCAAAACTGCTACAAGCATTGACCTTGGAGACCCGTCATTTAAAGGCAACAATATGAGCTATTGCAATGGTGAGCTTATTTGTTCTGGTTCTTCAAAAACGTCGAAGGGTAATTTGATTTACTTCTTGAAAGTGGATGGAGGAAATCTTTCCCTTGCCAGGACTATCGACAGCAGCCAATTCGGCATGAATGAAGCATGTTGGGGATTCGGACACTACAAGGATGACGACGAGCATTATTATTGGGCGACCGAATACTTGACGCAATTCTATTACGTCAACAAGTCTTGCACCAAGAAAACGCTTATCGGCTCTGTTGAATTGCCCAACAACACCTCATATTCTAATTCAATGCAACAGGCAATGAGCTACAACAAGGAATACGACGTATTCATTTCTTCGCGCTCGAATTGCTTCAATCTGTATGATGGCGAATTGCATTACATCAAGACAGTCCCGATTGCCGACACCCTCAATTGCATTTGGCGAGAAGAAATCGAGCAGGTGACTTTGTATGATGGCAAACTCTGGATGCACAACAACCCGGTGATTCGCAGTTATTCGACGTTTGCTTCTCCCGCCGTATGGAGCGTGGAGCTGCAAGGGCAAGTGTCCCAGGGCTACCCGACTGGTGGCTGGAATGAAGCTGTTGCCATCGTATTCGACAATGAGACAGAAATCCCGATTGTCGAGGATGGAAACCCGACTGCCACTGTTACCGTTGGCAATACGGTAGACGTTGGTGCGGCTATGACGGAATTGGGTAATTCTACTCCGCTTTTCCGTATTAGTATGCAAGCTTCAACTCCGTATATCATCTTCCTTCCGAAATACGCGGAAGTGAATCTCAATGAACAAACGGTAGGCGGAATAGAAGCACGCGGTGGCGCGACAATCTATGGAGCGTCCACTGCATATCGTAATCTCGCGAATGCGAAGCAGGCAGCGTTGTTCCGAGCCGTTGGCGCACCGCTCACGCTCTATACCGAGATTACAAGCGACATCACGTCAGGCGGAAAAAGGATGGTAGATATGTACGGAGGTGTTCTTTGCCTTCGCAACCAAAATTCCTTGAATAACCTTAAAGGAATTCAGCCTGATGCTTCAGACCGTTCATTTGGAGTAGTGGTTATCGAGTAATGATTAGGTTCATAGACATATCGAACTGGCAGGGGGGTATCAATCTCCCTGCCCTTCTTCCAAATGTGGACGGCGTTGTGTGCAAGGCTACCGAGGGCGCGACGTTCGTCGACCCGTACTGCGATGGGTGGGTTCAGCAATGCATCAACGCTGGCAAGCCTTGGGGCTTCTACCATTTCGCTGGCAGCAACAGCGCGAGCGAGGAAGCGACATTCTTTGTCCACAACTGCCGAGGGTATTTCCGCGAGGGAATACCTATCATCGACTGGGAGGGAAACCAAAGCGTCGGATGGGTGAACGAGTTCGTGAACAAGGTTCATTCTCTAACAGGCGTTTGGCCATGGATTTACGGCAACCCATGGCGATTCAACCGGGGCGGAGTGGAACCGAACTGCGCCAGATGGGTGGCGGAGTACCCGGCAGTTACCTCCCCGAGCTTCGAGCAGGCTGAAAGCTGGAAATGCCCAGAAGCAGAGGGCAATGTCATAGCCTGGCAATTCTGCTCGGATGGACGCGTGAGCGGGCACAATGGAAGCCTTGACTGCTCGCTGTTCTATGGAACAGAGAATCAGTGGATGGCTTATGCGCTGGGAAATAATAGTGAAACTGACAGTGGGGGCACTGACGCTGGCGCAGATTCTTCTGTATCCACGCTAGAGAATGACGAATACAAAATCACGATTGAAAGGAAATGAGATGGATTTGAGCTTCCCTTTGTTGGGAATTACGGATGCTATGGCATGGGCTATTATCGCTTGCATATGCTTGATGCTGTTCGATGTAATCAGCGGTTTCATTGCTGCTATTAAGAACAGTGAAGTATCTTCAACGAAGATGCGAGAAGGGCTTTTCCATAAATGCTCTCTCGTCATGTGCATTGTACTGGCATGGTGCATAGAAATGTTCGTCATGCATGTTCCTGATTTAGGATTCAACGTTCCCCTTGTTATTCCAGTTTGCATATTGATATTCGCCATGGAGGTTGTGAGCATTTTGGAGAACATCGTTAAAATCAATCCCGATTTAGAAAATGAAAAGATTGTGAAGCTATTTACTAACACAAAGAATTAGGGGATAATAGTCCCATCGGGACTTGAAGTTACCGTGCAAGTACCATTATCCGATGCTCACCCTGATAAGGTGCGGAGTGGTTTTCTGGGTAGCACCATGAGCCGCATGCCTTCAACAATCCTGGTAACGGTAGCCCGTCCTGCAACGCTATGTTTTGATTTACATCCTCACATGGCGCGGGCGGGCTATTTCATTTTCAGGAGGACAAATGAAACCTAATTTTCAAAAATACTGGGACATAAATGTCCCTAAATCATATAACTGCCTGTTCAATTTCATATGTGGTGGTCGAGGAACAGGCAAGTCGTTCGGTGCCAAATATGACTTTGCAAAGCAATTCATCAAAAATGGAAGCCAATTCACATATTTGCGCAGAACCAAGGAGGAGCTTAAAAAGCTCACTACGCAGCGAGACGGCCAATTTTGGGACGATATATCACCATTCATGAGCAACAGGGAGTTCAAAGTCGAATCGGACAAACTATTCATCGATAAAGAGATAGGTGGTTACGCCCATGCGCTAACTACGGCGATGAAATTGAAATCAACTCCATTTCCAGGTGTTACCGATATTCTTTTCGACGAGTTCATTATTGACGAGCGAGGTATAGGCGCACCTCATTACTTATTCGACGAAGTAACAAAATTCTTCGAGTATTACGAGACTATAGCACGTGAGAGAGATGTTCGAGTTTGGTTTCTAGCAAACGCACTGTCAACGAACAACCCGTATTTCGATGAATTCGGATTGACATTGCCAGAACCAGGCAAAATCAAGGTATTTCGCAATAAGGATGTACTCATTCAAAATGTTGTATCGCCAGAAGTCGCGGCATCGAAAATGCAAAGTAGATTCTATTCACATGTTGTTGGGGATAGCCGCTATCGCGATTACGCTATTCAAAATAAAACTCTCTTGGATGATGACACGTTTATTGCGAAGAAACCTAAGAATGCGAAAATGAAGTTCGTGCTATGGTTCCATGAGAAACCTATCGGGGTATGGTTCGACCCTAAATACAACACGTTCTATTGCTCACCGAACTATGACCCCAATTGCGAAATACAGTACTCGGCAACGACGCAAGACCATCAACCAAACAGGCTCATTCTTTCGGGGCAGTTCCAAGGGGCTGGAATACGCTTATTCAAGGCTGCTTATGAATGCGGCAATATGCGATTCGAGAACCAAAAAATCAAAGGTTGGGTGCGAGACATTATGAGGTGGACGCGATGACAACTGTTAAGATTGAAGCAACTAAAGTCGATGGAAGCGCATGTTCCTATATCGGCACTGTTGGAACAGATGGATGGATTTATTTCAACGACTTTGATTTCTATAGATTCCTACCTAAAGGAACATGGGAGAATACTCAGCAAATCCGTAACCGAACCCGTTCAAGTTGGTGTAAAACTCACATCTTCAATAAGCTTTCAAGCTCTAATCTAAACAGTGGTGGCGGCAGCTCGGCACCCAGCCAAGACGTTGAAGGAATGGTGCAACTGGCTATTGATATAGCCAACGACGATTCTCATGGATATGACCAGGGCAATCGTTGGGGGCCAGATTATGACTGTAGCTCGCTTCTACTCTATTGCGCAAAACAAGCTGGGTTCAATGTATATGGAAGCTCGCCATATGGCAACACCCAAACAATGATTCAACAATTCACTGGGGCAGGATGGGAATGGTTGAGCAGTGTTGGTAATGATGTAAGCCAATTACAGCGTGGTGATATCCTTCTGAACACATCTGCCCATACCGAGATGTATATTGGTGGTCAGCAGAATGTTGGAGCACATATCAATGAATTCGGTGGAATTACTGGAGGACGAACTGGTGACCAAACAGGAAACGAGATATCAGTAAGTGGCTGGTATAGTTTTCCGTGGAATGGTGTTTTAAGATACGCAGGATAAGGAGGTAACTGTAATGTGGGCACTTTGGGGTTTTATTATTGGTAGCATTGTGACTATGGTTCTGGGCGGACTTGCTGGTGCTGTATACGCAGAGATGAAGTTCAGCAAGACGATGGAACTATGGTATAACGAGTGTCATAGTAAGAACGACGTTTTATGGACAAATATTGAAGATGAAAATTATAAGTGAGAATGTGATAAAATAAGAGCACTGACGGTGTTGTAAAGTCAACCTGGTAAGCCCTCACCGTCAGATGTATCCGTTTAGAACCCGTCTTAAGTGGCGGGTTCTTTTGTATTTATAGGAGTGTTGTAAGATGGGTGATATAGAGAATGTTAAGTGTGATAACGATGTAGAGAAGGTGCAAAAACGCTTAAGACCAAATAGGGG